TTTATTTAAGCTAGAGGAGTTGCCGCTGTTCTTCTATCAGCACGAAGGATCTCCGGTGTCTCCGTCAGGCGAGTTGTTGATGGAGGATCGAGAGTACATTAGGACCGTGGATAGGCGAGCGAATGACTTGCTAAAGTTTAAGATGGTGAAAGTTTTAAACAAGAAATCGGGCTACCCCGAAATGGAGCAATACGAAAAACCACCGACAACCGGAGAACCAGATGTTACAAAGATCAGCGGAATGGAATCGCATCCGAGCTACGGCAATAACGGCTAGTGGATGCGCTGCGGTATTAGACCGATCACCGTGGACGAGCAGAAAAGACTACCTTGAACAGAAAGCCTTCGAGAAGGTTTACGGCATCGGCCCAAGGCCGTCTAACGTCGCAATGGAAGAGGGCATAGCGTGGGAGCCGGCAGTCATAGAAATGAGCAAGCCGTTTGTTCTGGGTTTCAGCGACCTGTACTACGCCGACAATTCCGGCAAGGTGATTGATGGTGTCTCGACAGAGTACCAGCAGCACCCCGAAATTCCATTCATAGGCGCTTCGCCAGACAAGTTAATCTACCGGCCTCATCACGGCGGGAGGCCGATCCTAGAATCCGGTCTTGAAGTCAAAAAGCAATTCCGCATGTCCAAGCGCGGACCCGAGGCGTGGTTTCCATGCAAAGAGGCCGTCTACCATTACTGGTGCCAGTGTCAATTATCGATGGAAGTATTCGACGTCCCCCACTGGGATTTCTTTGTGGTCGGCCAGCAGTTGATGAGTGATGAGACTCTTCCAGATGGATCGCCGGCCAACGTTGTTCCGTGGTCACAGAACGAGCGGATTTATAGGGATCGAGTCTGGTTCGAGGAATCGCTGGTTGAATTTGTAAAATTTATGGACGAGCTTGAAGCGACGATCAAGCAGCTTAAAGTCGAGAAGTCAGCAGGCGGCATTGAGCCAGAGCCGGTAACTCAGGAAGCAGCGCCAATCGACCTGCTAGACGATCCAGCGATCCAGAACGCGCTCGATATTGATGAAACATCTAGTACCGGAATTCCGCCAGTGGCACTCGAGTCGGATTGGGATGGCGTAATAGATTAGGTTGACGGATCTCGATCTCTTATATAGGATCGCGAAATGACTGATCAGACGCCTAACCAGAAGTACACCGCAAAGCTTCGCAAAGAAGGTATGCAGCTCTATCCAATGTGGATGCCGTCTGACGCCGACTTCAAAGCCAAGATTAAAAAATTAAAAGATGCCCACGAAAAGGAATTCCTCAAGCAACATCGCTTCGACGGAAAGCTTCAGGCGTGGGTTTCGATCCGCGGCTAAAACCGAATTACAACTATGGCAGGAAATGATTGATATGGGCGCACCAAAAAAACAGAAGCATGAATGGGAGCCAATGCCGACTGTGCATCACCTCGACGACAAGGGAAAGAAACTGGCGCTGCCAGACTTCCGCCGTCGATGCGCTCTTACTGGCGAGATCCAGATTGAACTGAGATCGAAAGTGCCAGGCGCTAAAAATTACACTTACACTTGGACGACCGAATCGCGAGCCGCTCGGTGCGAACGGATCGAGGCGTTCAAACTTGAGGCCGGTCTAACTTACGCGACCATCGCAAAAGACTACGGACTAGACAGGAAGAAACCTTAATGTCGATGCCACGCAACGCGGTTCAAATTTTCGGCCCACACAAGATCAGTCTGTCTAGCATTGAAAGCCCTACCGTTGACGCGCTTATCGGTGATGACAAGATCGACATTCTCTACACCGATCCACCTTGGGGTGATGGCTCGATGAAATACTGGACGAACCTCAATGCCAAACAGAACAATGGCTTTGTCGTCGATCCACTTTCCTACCAAGCATTGATCGACAGGATCAAGGGATTTGTCATCGGCAACGTGGATGGCTGGCTGGTAATTGAAACCGGCGTCAAATGGGGCGATCAGTTGATGGAATCGTTTCCTAGTCTGCACAACAAGCGGTTAATGAAAACGATCTATCGCTCAGGGGCGAAGATGGCCGAGTCCGTGACATTCGTGGCGTCTACTAAGGCCGGATATGAAACGGCTCATGTGGCTCCACAGGCGACCCACGGGCAGAAGTTTTGCACTGACATTATCCGGCAGTTGAGTGGAGAGATTTCCCCGAAGGCCGAGATCATTGTATTCGACCCTTGCTGCGGCATGGGATACACCGCTCAAGCCTGCTTGGACATCGGCCTGTCATTTCGTGGCAACGAGTTCAACGAGGCGCGACTCACTAAAACAACGACAAGGTTAGAAAAATGGCTGAAGAAACAGTAGTCGGTAATACGATTCTTAAACTAGGCGATCACCGAATCACGAAGGCTGACATCAATCACAAAGTTGTGCTGAATTCGTTCAAGGCTGCGGCACCTATCAACGTGTTCTACTCCGATCCACCGTGGGGCGATGGCAACTTGAAGTATTGGGTCACCATGAACAAGAAGATGAATCCTGATCTGGACATCGATTATGAGCCTCTGGTGTACGCGGATCTGCTGAATCGAATTCGGGTATTGGTTGAGGCGTCGGTGGACGGTCTAGTGTTTTTGGAAAGTGGTTTGCAGTGGAAGGAAATGGTCGGTGACATGTTGAGCCAGTACCTTCAAAACATTGTCTGCTTTGACCGGACTTACGCATCCGGCTCCAAGCAATCCCCGAACATCTGTTTCGTTGCTGGCACTAGCAAGAAGCATAAGTTCAATCCGTCAGTGCTAACCACGACACACGACTTTCCTATTGTGAACGAGATCATCAAGGTCACAACGAAGCCGGGACAAGTTGTTGCCGATCCATGTTGCGGGATGGGCTGGACAGCTCAAGCGGCGATCAATCATGGCTGTAATTTTATCGGTAATGAATTCAACGAGAAGCGACTTCTCAAGACTCTTAAAAGGTTCAAGTAATGCCGTTCGTCAAATGGGATGCAGAGTTGAAAGAGGACCAGAGGCGGAATCCCGTGATGGAATTCTGGATGCTGAGTAAAGTCCTTATCGGTCATCTTGAAGTGATAACCGATGAAATGGCTGAAGCCAAATTCCCATCGGGCAAGGCGTCACTCCAGACATGGGGGCGCACTCCTAAGACGAAAGTATTTGACGAACACTACATTGGAATCAGGAAGCCGATTGGCCTGCATGAAGATCGAGGCTTCCCTCGTTACACGCTACAGATCATGTTGAGAACTGACGGACTGATAATGCGGGGCCGTGATGAGGTCGAGACACCTCTCGTTCGCGGCATGGTCTATCAGCTCGACACGCACTCTCCACATGAAGTTTACAGCCCGACGCCTAAGAACGGCGGCATGTTCGTCGCATTATCGATGGACAGCCACGAGCCTATGGATTCAGGCCAGATTTTTCCTCGCTTGATCAAGTGGGGTAACGATCACACATTTGCCGAGGATAAACCTTGAAGCTCTACCTGAAACAAAACGTGTTCGACGGTGCGCTGGATCGCATCCGGTGGCTGTTCGATGAATTTGAAGAAGTCGTGGTTCAGGTGTCGGGCGGCAAAGACTCCACCGTCGTGTTTGAGCTGTGCAAAATGGTAGCCATAGAGAAAGGTCGGTTGCCCTTGAAAGTCATCTGGCTAGATCAGGAGGCGGAGTGGCAAGCAACGGTGGACATGGTGACGTACATCATGGAGCAGCCAGAAGTCGAACCGATGTGGTACCAGATTCCGTTTCGGCTATTCAACGCAACATCGACTCAAACCGGAGAGCATTGGCTGAATTGCTGGAATCCAGAAGAAGAAGATCAGTGGATGCGTCCTAAGTGGGACCGAGCGATCAAAGAGAATACGTTTAAGCAGGACAGGTTTACAAAGCTATTCGAGGCGATTTTAACCAAGACGTTTCCCGACAAGAAGGTTTGCTATATCGCAGGAGTCAGGGCTGAAGAGTCGCCATCTAGAGCGATGGGAATGACTCAGGGTCATACCTATGGCGGAGAGACTTGGGGCAGACGATACGGGCCTAAAGGATCTGTGAACAAGATCGTCATGTATCCGATCTGGAATTGGAGTTACTACGATATCTGGGCGGCGATTCACAATAACAACTGGCGTTACAACAAGATCTACGACGTGCAATACGCTTACGGAATTCCCGTCCGCGATATGCGTGTTTCGAACGTCCATCACGAAACCGCAATCATGCATCTGTTTTATATGCAGGAGGCTGAACCAGAAACCTACGTGAAGCTGACTCAGAGAATCGAGGGAATCGACATGGCCGGCAAGATGGGAGCCGCCGACTACTTCCCTAAAGATCTGCCGTATATGTTTAAGGACTGGAAAGAGTATCGCGACTATCTCCTAGACAAGCTGATCGATAATGAGGATTGGAAAGCTCGTTTCCGCAAGCACTTCGACAGGATCGCTTTTCTGGAGCCGTACTTCCCTAGGCGGATTTATAGTCTGGCGATCACGTCGATTCTAACGAACGATTGGGAAGGCATTAAGATATCGAATTGGTGGGCAGCGCCACAGGTTTACGACATTCGTAAGAAAATTAAGAGGGGTGAGTTATGACGGTTAGTGAGTTAAGGGAGTTAATTGAAGATGCCGAGGAAAAAATAAATTCCGCTCTGCTTGATCTTCGGTCTGAAAGCGGCGACTGCATTAAGCACTTGGATTTGAACATCGTTCGCCATACCGGCATAAGCGGAACGGACGGAATCCCTGTAATCAGACTAGAGGTTCAAATTTAATGGCGATCAAAGATCATCCGATTAACAAGGTACTCTGGGTTCCGATCGATCAGGTTCAGGCCAACGATTACAATCCTAATTCAGTGGCGACAAATGAAATGACGCTGCTGTACACCTCGATCTCACATGACGGCTACACCCAGCCGATTGTCACGATCTACGACGAGAAGATTAAGAAGTACATTATCGTTGATGGGTTCCACCGATACACCACCGCTCGTAACTACCCAGACATCTTGAAATCGACAGGCGGCAAGGTGCCTATTGTTGTCATCGAGAAGTCGATCAATGATCGGATGGCTTCGACGGTTCGACACAATCGAGCCAGAGGCAAGCACTCGATTGCTGGCATGGGTAGCATGGTATTCCAGATGCTCGACAACGGCTGGGATGACGAGGCGATTTGCAATGAGATCGGCCTGACAGTTGACGAGCTGGTTCGACTCAAGCACGTCACCGGCTTCAGCAAGCTGTTCGAGGATGTCGAGTACCAGAAGGATTGGATCACTGATCGGCAGCTGAAGATCAGGAAGGAGCAGAAGGAAAAGACATGACTGTTATTGTAATCGGCAAGACCCAGATCCTAGTGCTTGAACAGTTGAGGCATCACAAGGGTTGGCGGTTAAACTGCGGATGGGTCTGGACGACTCAGGCGATTACGAAGCGGCACATGGAAAAGCTCGTTGCTAAAGGTCTGGCTACAAAAGACAGCGGCGGCAATTACAAGATAACAGCTCTTGGCGAAGACTACCTATCAACTAACGGAATGAATTAATGAACAAGTCTAAGATGATACCGATCACCCAGATCAAGCCTTACTGGAGAAATCCTCGTAAGAACGAGAAAGCGATTGCTGCCGTGGTTGCATCGATTGAAGAGTTTGATCAGTATCAGGATCTGATTCTCGACAAGAACAACGTCATCATCGTCGGTCACACTCGTTACAAGGCGCTGAAGCAGCTGGGCAGAGCTAAGGCGTCGTGCAAGGTTGCTGATGATCTGACCGACGATCAGGTGACTCGACTTAGGATCATCGATAACAAAACGAGCGAGCTGGCCGATTGGGATATGGACGCTCTTACTCAGGAGTTGCGCGAGGTCATTGACATCGATGCGTTCCAGATCTACTTCGGCAAGATGGACCTGTCCAAGATCCTCGACGATTCAGTCGGCGTAAACGTTGCAGCGATAACGGCAGAGCAGATTGTAAGCAGGGGTAACGATCTGGCGAACAAGTTTTCGGCAGGAGGCGAAGCCCGAGAAGTGGATTTCCTCGAATTGAGTTGTCCTCATTGCAGCGAGACGTATCAGGTTGATCGAGCCTACATCATCGAGCAGATGGGGTTGTCAGATGAGTAGTCACAACCGGAACGTGATCTGTGATAGCTGTGGCGTGTTTCTCCCTGACCACGGCGCAAAGTGTAACGATGTAGATCGCTTGAAGCGAATAGTCGTCGGCCTAGAGTCGGATATCCAGATGGTAAGGAAAGAGCGAGCGGCTTCCATTACTCATTGCAGCGCCCTGCAGGACGTGAACAAGGTCTTTCGCAAGAGGGAGCTGATCCATCAAAAGTTACTGGTCGAGATCCAGCGACTGGAATCGACGGACGCCGATGCAGAGTCGAAGCTCGCCTACATAATGAGCGCGATCTACAGCCAGTCAGAAGCAGAGCTGGAGGCTGGTTAATATGCTTCTCGACCTAACCACCATGATCGATTACAACAAGCGCAAGATTCGTTTGTTTGATCTGGGCGGTTTAGGCGAGCGAGTCATCAAATTTCCAGACCACCTCGCGATTGTTACGTCGATTGAAATGAGCGGCTACAATCTCACCATCAACCCATACCAACCAACCGGAAAAGGTCAGAGGCCATGAAGATCCCTAAGCAGACAGTGGCAGGAAAAGCCAAGGCAAAAGCCAAGGCAAAGGGAGCGTCAAAGCCGAAGCCGAAGGCAAAGGCAGCGACCGCAAAGGCTCCGTATAAACGGAAGTCGAGAGCTAAGCCGAAAGCCCCGAAAAAACCCGCGCCCCCGCCTAAGCCTGTTGGGCGGCCGCCGATTGATCTCGACATCGAGCAGGTGAGAACGCTTGCGGCTCAAGGGCTTACGGAGCAGCAGATAGCAGATGCGCTGAAGGTGAACATTAAAACTCTGGTGGCGAACCGTCATAGGAACGAGGAATTTCAGGCAGCGCTAACGGCGGGTAAGAGTCAGGGCATAGCAGCTATGACGAATGCGGTGTTCAGGATGGGAACGGCTGGCAACTTCCAAGCGGCGAAGTATTACCTGAACAACCGTGATCCCGGGAACTGGAAAGATCGAGTCGATCATCATATCGAGGGCGAGATCGCGGTTTATGCTGATGCCGCGGATCTTAGGTTGGCGGGTTTAATAGCAGACACGGGAGAGAGCGATGAAGTCTGAAGTTTCTGATGCTCTGGTGTTTGCTCTGGTCGTTATACTGTTATCGTCGTTGCTGGTTTTTCTAGCTGGTTGCGCTGTCGCCGATGAGTCTGGCCCAGAGGTCGGCGACCGGATTAACGCTCCTGTCGGGCAGATCATTCAGTGCCTTCCCCCAATCCCTGAAAGCCAGAAGCTGGCGTGTGAGGATAAGCCGTGAATCTAGTCGAGTCGTTAGCCGAACGAACAAAGCTTTACAGAAGCGTGATGATCTGGACTGCTGACATGGTGACTCGTGGTGTACCCGAACATTGGCGTGACGATTACACTCTGTTCGAGGAAGCGGTGAATAAGCCGTTCTTGGACATCACGGTCAAGTGCGACTGTGAAAATTTCGCCATGTCGTTACAGCATTACGCCTACAAGGATCTCGGCATACGATCCAAAGACATTAAGCTGTTCTGTGTTTCGAGCACCGGCGGCGACGTTCTTGATCACTGTGTCGGCGGAGCTGTTATCGACAAAGTACTCTGCATCTTCGACAACGCGCAGCCCAGACCTTTTTACAGTTACGCTAGGCGTCCACGAGATTATCGGTTTCTCAGGGTGTCGTGCTATGATAAGCCGACCCAGTGGAATGCGATAACCTAGTCATCGCGGCAATGAGATAACAATGGCGGCAACGAAAAGCTAAAGGAGATCGAAAAGTGAAAAAGATACTTAGATATTTAAAAGGTGACTTAGTTTTTCATGTTGGCAGGCTTGGCTGGGGTGCGTATGAATATTACTCGGGCAAGCTTTTATGGTTGTGCGTTGGTCGCTTCGCCATCGTTATAGATGCTCGACTTGTTGGTAGTAACTAGCGGCTGGCATAGCACTGGGATCTTTTTGGAGTACGGACGCGCCCCGCTGAAAGCCGACTTGATACCATCGGTGGAGAGGCGCACTAATTAGCGATAACCAGAGATAAGAATGGCAGCGGCAAATCTATTACTTAAATCGATCAACGCAAAGCAAAAGCCGTTTCACAAGACGGCTAAGATCTTGCCGTTCAAGAAAACCCCGAAGCAAGAACTCGCGACCGAGCTTCAGGCCGACATAAAGAACGTTCTGCTTGTCGGTGGATCTCGATCTGGCAAGACGTTCATTACAATCCGCAACATCATCATGCGAGCCTCGCTCTGCCCTAACTCGCGTCACATCGTTTTGCGTAAGCACTTCAACGCAGTTAAGAACGCAATCGTTCTCGACACGATGCCAAAGGTTTGGAGTCAGTGCTTCCCCCAGCTGCCACCGATGGCGTCATGTCTAAACCGGCAAGACTGGTATGTGGAATTGCCTAATGGATCTCAGATCTGGTTCGGCGGTCTGGATGACAAAGAGCGAACGGAAAAGATTCTAGGAACCGAGTACAGCACGATCTATTTTAATGAGTCGTCGCAGCTATCGTGGGACAGCATAGCAATGGCGATGACTCGACTCGCCGAGAACTCCGGCTTGCCGCTCCGCGCATTCTTTGACTGCAATCCGCCGACATCTAGGCACTGGTCGTATCAGTTATTTATTCTAGGCAAGATTCCTGAAGATCCAGAAAATCTCGACGTTGAGGATTTCGAGACAGACTACGCACATCTGTTCATGAACCCCATCGATAACATGGCGAACCTGCCCGAGGACTATCTTAAGATTCTCGGATCGCTACCCAAGCGCCAGCGCGAGCGATTCCTGCACGGTCGATTCCTAACCGATGTCGAGGGCGCGCTCTGGGATATGGGTATGATCGATTCCGCGAAGGGTAAACCAGAGCCGGATGTCTTGATTAGAAACGTAATAGGAATCGATCCAGCAACCAGCAATGAAGAAGAGTCTAGTTTATGGGGTCTCGTTTGCGCTGGGATCTACCACGGGGAAATGGTCGAAACCTCTACGGATTCAGGCGTCAGACAGAACGAGCGGTTCGAGGGCTACGTTCACGAGGACGCCAGTTTTAAAGACTCTCCCAATGAATGTGTCAAGGAAGCGATCCGTCTATACGACAAGTATGACTGCGATGCGGTAGTCGTAGAGACCAACCAAGGCGGCGACATGGTAGAGGATCTGTTGCGGTTAAACGGTTACAAAGGTAAGATCTTCAAGGTCAGAGCATCTAGGGGCAAATATGCGCGAGCAGAGCCGGTATCAGCTTTGTACGAGCAAGGCCTCATAGGACACGCAGAAGGCTTAGCGGAGATGGAAGATGAACTAACCACTTACACACCTTTTGACTCAAAGAAAAGTCCTGATAGGCTCGACGCTCTGGTATGGGCGCTTACTCATCTTTTCCTTGGTAAAGTCTCTTTTAGTTGGGATGACCTAGTATGAACAGATTCGTAAACCGCACCTCTCCGCTGGCGTCTTTGACGGCTATCTAAGATCAATCAATAAAGGATTAGCCGGATGTTTCGCTCACAAGGTAACGATTTAATTAAGGCTCCAGACGGGTTCGCAAGAGTCTTTTCAAGTAAGCGAGAAACACCCGCGCTCGGAACGCTAGCACTACTTCAAGGCTACGACTCATTCCCATGGGTCAGGGCGATCAGCGATAAGATCGGCCACGGCATCGGATCTACCGACTGGCTCATTCAGGCCGGTGACTTAGAAATAGAAAACCACCCACTGCTCGACCTGCTGAAGCGACCTAATCCCGCAATGTCGGGCATGGCTTTTTTTAAGTGGTCAGGAACTGTATTCGCATTAACGAATGAAATCTTTTGGATGATCGAGCGGAACGCCGTCGGAATGCCAGTCGAGCTATGGCCCATACCCCCACATTGGGTCGTAGACATTCCCAAGCTGGGCAGTTCCGACGGCGGGGAGTACGAGTTAAGTTTTGGAGGATCTAGGACAAGAGTTCCTGCAATAGACATTGTTTATATTCGAGACTTCTCTCCAGCAAACCCTTATGGCAGGTCAAGCTCTCCGGCGAAAGCTCTGGGCGATGAGATCGAGTCAAACGAGTTTGCGTCCAAGTACGTTAAGTCGTTCTTTATGAATTCGGCTCGACCGGATCTGCTAATCTACTCCGAAGACAAAGACAACCCGATCACCCAAGAAGCGGCAATAAGACTTGAGCAGTCTTGGCTCGACAAGTTGCAGGGCTTCCGCAAACGCTTCAAGCCGTTCTTCTTGCCCGGAAAGGTTGGCGTCAAGGATCTTCAGTCTGACTTGCGCTCGATGGATCTGGTTCAGCAGCAAAAGTTCTGGCGCGATGTGACGCTACAGGTTTACGGTATTCCGCCCGAGGCTCTGGGCATCATCGAGAACAGCAACCGCGCTACAATTAGTGCGGCAGAATTCTTTTTAACCAAGCACGTTATCGTTCCTCGCCTCGACATCATCAAAGACGGCCTGACGGTTTCTCTAGCACCGCAATTCGACACTCGGTTATCGGTAAGCTACGAGAGCCCTGTTAGAGAGGATCAGGAGTACAACCTTCAAGTTGTCACGGCGCATTCTCATGCGTTCACGATAAACGAGATCCGAGACATGGCTGGTAAGGAGCCCGTTGCTAACGGCACTGGCGACATCTACCCGTACTTATTTAACACGCTTTACAGCGGAGATCCCGGCGGCGGTAACGTTGACGTTGAGCCGACCGCTCCTGCTCCTGCTCCAGCTCCAGTGCTAGACGAGCCAACTCCAGAAGAGCCAGAAGAGCCAGAAGAGGACAAGCGGTTCAGTAAGATACTCGACATGATCGATTCCAAGTCGGTCGTAAAGGCAATCAGTGACGACCAGATAGAAGAGATCTTGCTGGTCATGGGAGCGGATGAATTTAATCCGAGCGTCAATCTTGCTAACAGAGAGACTGTTGCGGCGTTCGGTCAGACTATCGTTGATCAGGTCAGCACAGGAGTCGATTTTGAAATAACTTCAAGCGCAGTCGAGGGATTTCTCGCAGAGCAAAGCGGCGACAGGATTACTGGCTTGGTCAACGAAGCAACAAGAAGCGATCTACGTAAAACGCTCGCGCAAGGTAACGCTCTGGGCGAGGGCGCAGACCAACTGTCGACTCGGATAGCGGAAACGTTTGACAACGCCAAAGACTATCGAGCCTTCCGCATAGCCAGAACAGAATCGGTTAGAGCTGCCAACTTCGGATCTCTGTCTGGCATGAAGCAGATGCGGATCAAACAGAAGCAGTGGCTGACGGTCGGCGACGGAAATACTCGCGAAAGCCATCAGGCTATGAATGGTCAGGTGGTCGATACAGCTAACCAATTCCGCTCTGGCGCTGGATATCAAGCGGCCTATCCGGGCGACTTCGGAATAGCGTCAGAAGACATCGAGTGTCGGTGCAGTATACTGGCAGTCATATCACCAGAAGGAGCAAGCACTAACGTTCCTTCAACGAAAGATTTCGACAGGGAGCGAGTGCCGTACATACGGCTCATGGAACACGCTTTCATTCGAGGATTCGAGGCTCAAGAGAAGCTGGTAATGCGAGCCTTCAACTTAACGCAGGAGAATTAAGAATGACTATCAAGCTACTTGAACGTCGCGAGTATGGAGCGGCCTTGTTGAAAGACCTATCTATGGGAACCGACGAAAACGTCGGCCAAGCGATTCGCAAGGGAATGATACCTCTTGAAGTTAAAGCGGTTGGCGATTCCACAATCCGGTTCATCGTTTCCAACGGATCTAAGGACCGAGACAATGACACGATCAATGTCCAAGGTTGGGATCTAACCAACTACCTTAAGAACCCTGTCGTCCTCTGGGCGCACGAGCATCACTCGCCACCGATTGGGAAAGGATCTGATGTAAAGGTCGAGGACGGCAATCTAATTGCTGTTGCCGAGTTTGTCGGACAAGACATTATGCCTTTCGCTCACATGATCTATCAGCTATATCAGGGCGGGTTTATGTCTGCTGTCTCTGTCGGCTTTATGCCTGACGAGCGAGTCTGGTCTGAAGAGCAGGGAGGCATCAAATTCCTGACTCAGGAAATGCTGGAGTTTTCACCCGTGCCGGTTCCTGCTAATCCAGAAGCGTTGATGCTTGCCGCGAAGAGCGGCATCGACGTTGCTCCCATGAAGTCTTGGGCGGAGCAGTTGCTCGATGAGTGGAAGGAAGGTAATCGACCTGTTGGCGCGAGCCGTAAATCAATCGAGCGAATGTTCAAGATCGCTGACGACAAGAAGCCCGAGATCTCGATCCCAGCGCCAGCCGTCGATCAGGATAGAGTTAAAGAGATCCGTCAGCACAATATCTGGGAGCCGCGGCTAAAAGAGTTTCGCGAGACTAACACTTGGAATGTCACTGATTGGGGTGAGAGCAATAGCGCCGATGAGACTAAGGCTCCAGTTGCGGTACCGACCCACATCTGGAACGAGCATCTTAAAACTGTCGAGGACGAGCGAGCGGAGTTAGTCGCCGCCCAGAAAGCCGAGGCAGAGGCAGAGGTGCTGAGGATTGATGAGTATCTTCGAGAGTACGGCGAGCCATCCGACACGATGAAGGTGATTGCCGAGACTGTCGTTAAGCATTCTGACGCGCGCCAGATGCTCGACTTGGTGATGGCTCTGGGAACTGACGGCGTGGACAAGATCCACAACGCTCTCTTAGATCTCTCTGAGGCGGTTTCTGAAGAGGCTATGGCTGACATCGATGAGAAGGACATCGAGGCTGTGCGCGAGCTCCTGATAGCCAAGGGGTTCGATAAAGTGGATGATGCGTCGATCAAGGACATGATCGAAGAGCTTGAAGCCGAAACAGTCGAGTTTCAGGACAAGGCGATTGAAGTAAAGGGGTTGCACGAACAGATCGAGCAGCTAACAAAGGAACGTGATGTCGCGATGATGGTAGTTGAAGAGTTCGCGGCAGACGCAAAGGAATCACAGCATCGGGTTGATCCTGCTGAGATAGTTAAGATGTTCGGCTCCAGTCTGGCGAAGTCAATTCGCAAGATCACAGGCCGACTTCCTGACGAAAAAGACTAGGGTGTGAAACCCGATTAAATAGGAAGCAAGATTATGACTTTAAAAAGTAACACGATGGACCGACTCAAGGCTTTGATTGCTGAAGCCCAAGAGAAGGGTACAGAGAAGGACGTCGCCGAAGGCGATGACATTCTTGCTGGTTTGTCTGAGCTTATGGAAGCAGAGATTGCGAAAGCGATTGCGCCTCTACAAGACCAGATCACCGCCAAGATTAACAGCATCACACAGCCTGTAATCGTTGAACGTGGCGCAGATCGCGTTAAAGGCTTGACCGCCGCTCGTGCATTACGCGCATTTGCAGTCAACGGCGGTAACGCTAAAGAAGCCAGCGCTTGGGCTGAAGCCAAGTGGGGCAAAGATGAGCCAGCTCTCGCGCAACTAGGTCGTAAGACTATGGTTGAAGGCGGAAACAGCGCAGGTGGCTTTACTGTCTCTGGCGATCCTGCCGGTGAACTAATCGAGCTGCTTCGAACACAGAGTGTCATTCGATCTCTGGGTCCGATCATCATGCCGATGAATTCTGACAGCAAGCCAATCCCACGTTTGTCAGGTGGATCTACTTCATCTTACATCGGTGAGAACACTGCCGACCAAGCCAGTGACTTGAACTTTGAATTGCTCGTATTGCGAGTAAAGAAATTGCGAGCAACCGTCGCGATCTCTAATGAGCTTCAAGACGATGCCGATGGCGCTACCGATCAGTTGGTGATCAGCGACATCACGGCTTCAATGGCTACTACTGAAGACACGAATTTCCTTCGCGGTCTGGGTACGGCTTCTGGCCCCAAGGGTCTTCGCTATTGGGCGGCTTCTGCTAACGTCACAGCCTCTAACGGCGCTGATGATGATAGTGATCCGACTCTGGCCGAGGTTCGAGCCGACCTGTCTGAAATGATCACGTCGCTGTCAGACGCGAACGTTCGGATGATTAATCCCAAGTGGATTATGTCTAATCGTTCACACACTTTTATGAAGTGGAATCTGGTAGACGGTAACAACAATCTGGTATTCGGTCCTGAGCTTGCGCTTGGTACGCTGAATGGCTGGGGCGTTGGTGTAACGAATAACATCCCTGATAACTTGGGCGGTGGTACTCGTGGCGGATCTGAGCTTTACCTTGTTGATATGGCTGATGTCATTATCGGCGACCGTAAGGTGATCGACTTCGCTATTTCTGATTCTGCCAGCTTCGTCGATGCTGCCGGCGCTACAGTTTCAGCATTCGATAATGATCTTCTGGTCATCCGAGCAATCGCACGACATGACATGGTGGTTCGTCACGCTGAGTCTGTCGCGGTTAAAACGACTGTCGCTTACGCTTCGTCTTAATGAAATAACGATCTGACGAGGCGTTGAGCCTCTGACGATTTGGAGTAAATGAGTATGAAAGGCAGAGACATTGGTGAAGAAGTCCTCGTAAAGCACGCAATTGCGGTTACATCCGCTGTTGCTGGCGGCACAGGCGATGCCACGGAGATTGCGGGTATTACCGTTAATCGCTCGGCATTAGGCAGTCTGTTTGAATCAGCTAAACTTTCTATCGTGGGTAACGCGACTTTGGCATCAGGGGAAACCCTGACTGTCGTCGCCAACCTACAGGACAGTGCAGACGCTTCGGCTTGGGCTGATTTTGGAACGGCTTACACCGTTGCTACAGTCTTAGATGCTGCTGGCGGGGCGCTTACCGCGTCTAGCTTTGAAGTATTCCTAGACAACGACCTTCGGGGTGCGCGTCAGTATGTTCGAGCGCAAATCACTCCTAACCTGTCAGCCGCTAATACCGATACAGCATTGATTGATGCTTCGTTGGTGCTTGGTGGAGCTACGGTTTACCCCGCAGCGTAAGAAGAGAAACGAGAGGGGTTTATTCCCCTCTCTTTTTTTTAATCGGAGATATTATGTCTAAAGGTTTACATATCGGAATCGCAACACCGATGCTAGATGGAAGCTGTTCACAGCAGTATGCTTTTTCTCTCGCAGCTACAACCAAAGCATTAATTCAGCATGGCGTAGAGTCATCTTTGCTTTGCACGAAAGGCGTTGGAATCGCTCAGTCCAGAAACAGACTGGTCGCTTCGTTTATGGCGCAGCCCAGAATGACACACTTACTATTCATCGATAACGATCACGGTTGGGAGCCTAACAATGTATTCCGGCTCTTGGCTATGGACAAGGATGTGATCGGGATCGTCGCAAGAAAGAAGAAAGAAGAATTCGAGCTGGCCGCTGATATTTTAGATGGCGAGGTTAGCTTTGATGACAAGGGATCGATGCAGATCCTAGGCGGTATTGGAACAGGGTTCTTAATGATCAAGCGAGAAGTCCTTGAAACTATGATGATGCATTACGAGAAGCTTAGAATATTCCATCCAGATCCCAAGGCTTCAGGCGGCGAGAAACTGCACTACTACCGGCTATTTGAGTTCGTCGTGAATATAGAGGGTCGAGAGGTTTCTGAGGATCTGACGTTCTGCAATCGCTGGAAAGAATTAGGCGGAAAGATCTGGTGCGATCCCGGCGCGGAGATCTCTCACATAGGTACTAAGGATTATCGAGGCGGGATCGGCCAATTGTTTACTGAGCTTCAGGAGCTGAAAGATGCGAGTTAAAGTGATTTACGACAAGTCCTGTACTAACGGGATGAACGCAGGTGATTCGGCGATGCTAGATGCTGATGCCGCAGCAAAGGTTGTAAAGACGGGTGAGGCTCACTACGAGACAGCACCTAAACCCACTAAGAAGAAAGGAATCAAATAATGACGAACACTAATTCTGGATCTGGTTCTGCTAAGGGCGCGAGTATGTCGTCAATGCCTGAAGCGGTAGCGCAAGGGCCCGAGCAAAAAGTAATGGTAAGACTTCTGGTCAACGCCAATGGCTTAAACGCTGAAGAGATCGGTCGCTTCCCTCGATCAGTCGCAGCGAAGCTAATCAACAGCGGCAAGGCTGTGATGCATCGTGACGCTAACGCCGAAACCAATACTGGCCGAGCAGTCACCAAGGCCATCGCCGCTATCAATCGATCCAACGATGCCAAGCAGTTGATCGCTAAGCAGCTAAAGGAGGTTCAGGATCTGGTGAACGAAGCCGATCAGCTGACCCAAGAGGCGTTCGAATCTGCCGAGATAGATCTAAAAGCCAACGCTTCCAGCCCTGACATTCTGGTCGAAGAAGACGCGAAACTTTGCGTTGCTGAAGACGATGCGGCTGCGGTTCTTCAGGCCCAGATCAAAGAGTGCAAGAGCAACCTGACGAAGGCGAACAAATCCCTTAAGTCAGCTTCTGACAAAGAGGCCGGACAGGCTCTAGTCGACGAAGCGGCAAAAGCGGTTGAAGAGGCCGAGGCGTCTGCGGTTGCTCTATCGGAATCGCACATCGAATCTCGAAAGGCTCGCGAAGTTGCGATTGATGAGTTCTCTGCTGACGACTCGGTTGCCGATTCAGTTAACAACAACGTTGCCGAGCTAGAAGCGCTGATCGAGGTGACGCAAGATCTGGATGAAGAGCTCAATGGCTAATCCAGACGCGCCGAACAAACAGATCCGGCCTGATACAAGGCCGGCACCTGCTCCATCAACCAAGGACGAGAAACGGCGATCCGTCCGAGACAACGACAGGAAGATGGTGACGAAATGAGCCTCACGGTTACGACTAAAAGACTGAACAGCAACTTAGTGACTCTCGCCGATCTGAAGGTGGCGATAGATCCAGGCGATAGTGATGACGTTTTTCTCGCCAGCCTTATAGAGCGAGTAACGAGTAACATCGAAAGCCGATGCCGTCGCAGATTCGGTCGTGAAGTTGTAACCGAGACCTTTAACGGCAACAGCAACACATCAAAAGCGATGAGCCGGTTTCCAATAGTCAGCCTAGGGGCTCTAACGCTAAACGCCGCGACAGTAGCGACGACCGAGTATGAGATTTATGACGACGGCCGCGCTGGAATCGTTTTCAAGGAGGACGGCTGGAGAGAAAACATTCCGGTACGGTCTTTAATCGAAATGCACTACCTTCCACAGGCTGGCGATGATGACTACTCCCTTACTTACACTTATGGATACCTTCTACCATCTGACAATATCTTACTCGCTGACGCTTTCGTTGATTGCGCTAGTGATGCATCCGCGAAAACTTTCACGCGTACTTCGGGTAAGTGGCCGCTACTTGTGGCTGGAGACTTCGTTACGTTTGGAGGTTTTGCGGCAACTGGACTTAACACCGAGTACACCGTGGCAAGCCGAACAGACTTGGTTATTACCGTCGTGGAAACCCCGACGAATACAGAAGCAGCCGGAGCGACCGTCACTCTATCGTGCCAGACGCTTCCATTCGAAATCGAGCAAGCGGCAATCGAAATCGCGAACGCATGGTTCAAGGGGCGCAAGAGGGATAGCGCAATCAAGCAAGAGCGGATCGGCGACTGGTCGGCCACATTCGGCGGAGTCGAGTCAGCATACATTAGGCAGACCCTAAGCCGCTACGAGGTTATCCTGTAATGAGCGACTCTTCGATTGGCGACCACCTGCTGAACAAGACGGCGACTGTCACCACTCCGAACTGGTCTTCAGATGGTCAGGGCGGAGACATCGAGACCCTGACTATTCACCCTACCGACCCGAGCATATCGGTTCGATATTATGCTGCCTCGGCTAGAGACCTAATTATTGCCGCTCGCGACGACGAGCAGATCCAATACGTAGCTTACGTCAAAGCATCCCTAGCCATTGTGCGCGACGACAGGCTCTTTATGGATGACAAGAGGTTCGATGTCGTTGCAGCCCTGAAACCCTCCCAAGCGCACCACATCAAGCTACAGCTATCAGAAGTGCATGGTGTCTATCTTGTCGCGCAAACTAAAGCTGGATTTACAATCCACACCAAGGATGATGAGGGCAGACTAACAGCCCTAGAAGTGAAGAACTAAAATGAAGAAGCCAAAGGTCATCTGGAACGGCGGAAGAATAGCGGTCAAAGTTCGCGGCGACATCGAAACGAATATGGGTATGGTCGTCCAGATGCTGCGAAACGACGTGATTGTCTCTATCAATATAAGCCAGCCCACAACAGGCAGCGGCAAGGCCAGACGTGGCTCTAACCCTTCGGCTCCGGGCGATCCACCTAAGCGAGTAGAGGGCGACCTTGTGCGAAGTATCGTTGCCGATGTAAGATCCGAGCCATCTAGGGTCGTTGGAACCTACGGATCGACTCAGGGCAAGAAGGCATCGGCTCTGGAGTTTGGAACAAGCAGGATGGCGGCTCGACCATTTTTACGGCCACCGCTACTGCAAAGAAGAAACGATATAACGAGGATCTTAGCCAAGTGAGTGCATTAAGCGCAGCCTTCTACGGATTGTTATCGGGTGACACCGCGCTTACTGATGTCGTCAAAACTTGGGATGGTCGTCCAGCGATCTTCACTTACGAGCCGGTTCCCAAGGACGTCGAGCTTCCATACATAATCACTTCTGGCGAGATAGCAGATACACCTAACGACAGCAAAGACACGACAGGCCGAAGAATCATCCGAGACATTCGGGTGTACGCCGACCGAACGGGATCGACGGTTACTATCGAAGCTCTAGCTGAAAGAATCAGAACGCTGTTTCATCGAAGCAGCATTTCGGTTACGGGATTCAAGACGATTTACGTTAGCGTGTCTGGGCCTAGAATCGCAGACGAAGACAAAGTTTATGGCCGGATACTTTCGGTTGAATTGCTGTTGAGCGTCACAGCCTAACCTGACAGGGGATCGATCATGGCCGAAAAAGGTTTAGAGTTTTTACTAAAGCAAACTGAGGTTGCGGCGGTTGTGACGCTATCACCTAATAACGTAAATTATACAGCGCATGGTCTGAGCAATGGAGATCCGTTCATTCTTACTAATTCAGGAGGGTCACTCCCTTCAGAACTTGCAGCAAGCAGCTTATATTATGCAAAGGTTGCCGGAGCAAACGCGATTACTATACACGCGACAAAAGCTGACGCCATCGCCGGAGCAGGGACAATTTCTTTTACTGGAACCGGAACAGGCACTCACTCCGCACAAAAGCTCATAACCACTGCCGGAATGAGATCCACCGCGTTTACTCTGGACGGTGAGTCTGTCGAGATTACGACTAAAGATTCTGCTGGATGGAAAACTCTTAAAGCTGGCGCTGGCGTAATCAAGATGTCGATCTCTGCCGCTGGAGTTTTTCAGGATGATGCTGCGGCTAAAAGATTACAGGTTCAGGCGATTGCCAAAACTCTCGACACGTTTACGATTCGGTTTGAATCAGGCGATGAGTACTGGGGATTGTTTCAAGTTTTGTCAGTCGAGAATGCTGGCGAACACAATGGCGAAGTTACCTATTCCATGTCTCTGGAATCCAGCGGCGTCATCACACCAGTCGATAATACCTAAAGGAGAAGTATCGTGGCAGAAAAAGGCTCAGCATTTGTATTGAAGTTGGCGGGAACAGCAATCGCCGGAATGAGGACTACGGCTTTCACCTTGAATGGTGAAGAGGTCGAGATCACCAACAAAGACTCTGCTGGCTGGAAAGAGTTGTTGGCTGGTGGCGGAGTGACGAGTATGTCTATTTCTGCCTCTGGTGTTTTTGTTGATAATGGCAACCTCGCGACAGTACGCGGCTACGTCATCGCGAAGTCTCTTAATTCGTTTGTTCTGGAGTTCGAGTCTGGCGACACATACACAGGCTCTTTTCAGGTGACAAGTTGTGAGCAAGCCGGTGAGTACAACGGTGAAGTGACTTACTCGATCTCTCTTGAGAGTTCGGGTGCGGTAACGTTTGCAGCGGCGTAATAAGATTAAATAAAAGCTTGACTTTGAGATTATCGATAACGGCGCAACCTGAGCCGATCTGAGAGGTTTAATTAAAAGTAGTGTTGAGCTATAGGCTCGCACTTTAAACGTCAGGATTAGTTTGGATGATATAGGGCACTTAACTAGATCACCTTTATCGATAATTATAATTCACTAAAAAGGCATCGAAATGGCAAACAAAAGACGCGGAGAAATTGAGTTTGAGACGGGTGGCAACACATACATTATGTGCATGACTCTCGGGGCGATGGCGGAGATCGAGGAAGTGTTCGAGCTGGAATCCATCAGCGATCTTGGTGATGCATTTGCCGGAGGCAAGATTCAGACAAAGAAATTGATAGGCTTGCTCGGCGCTCTGATAAGAGGCGGCGGTCAAGATATTTCTAATGAAGAGATCGGGCAGTTTGATCTCGATGCAGTAGAGGCATTTGGAAAAGCGATGGACGCGATCAACGTTCAGGCTGGAGGTCAGCAAAGCCCAAAGCCGAAAGCGAAAGCGAGAGCAAAGAAAAGGTAGATCCGTTCGACTGGAAGTCGATCATGCGGCTAGGGCTTGGCAAACTCCTTTGGAGCCCTGCGGTATTTTGGAGCTCAACAATTATCGAGCTAGAAGCAGCGTCAGAAGGCTTAGCCGAGTTTCACGTAACTAAGGATGAAGACGGGACGGCAGCGCCACAGCCGTTAAGCTCATTAGAGTTCGCCGCATTGAGGGAGAAGCTAGATGGTTGAGAAAGCCGGTGAAATAGAAGTACAGATCTACGTCGACATGGCTGCGTTCTCGCGTCAGCTAGACAGAGCCGCCAAGGCTACCGAGCGAATGGCTACTCGGATCGGCAGAACCCTAGATCGAGTCGGAAAGAACTTCACAAAGTTAGGCAGGCAGATCGGCACTGGAATAGGACTGCCTGTTCTAGGTGTTGGAATCGCGGCTGGAAAGCTTTCTTCTGATTTCGATATGTCTCTTTCCCAGATCGTCGGCTTGGTCGGCAAGTCTAGGGATCAGGTTCAAGGCTGGCGAGAAGATATTTTGGCGCTAGGTACAGCGGTCGGCAAAGGGCCTGACGAGCTGGCTAAGGGATTATTCTTTATTACGTCTGCCGGACAGGACGGAGCCGAGGCTCTGGACACGCTCAAGCAATCAGCTAAAGGATCTGCGGCAGGTCTTGGCGATACAGCGACAGTCGCTGATGCGGCCACCACAATTATGAACGCCTACGCAGAGTCCAATATCACAGCCGGTCAGTCGGTTGGATTGCTGGCCGCTACGGTCAAGCTGGGTAAGGCAGAAGCAGACTCAATCGCATCATCCATCGGTAATGTAATTTCGGTCGCCGCCGAGATGGGTGTGCAGTTCCATGAGGTAGGTGCTGCAATCGCAGCCACTACTCGACTCGGCGTAAAAGCCCCGACAGCAATCAACTCTATTCGAGCCACTCTAATCGCGCTTCAGAAAACCACTCCAGCTGCTGACAAGGCGCTTGAGAGTTTTGGTTTATCTGCCGCCGATTTACGCGAGACTATGAAAGGGCCTAGAGGATTGCTTGGCGCGTTGCAGGACGTTGAGAAAGCGGTCGACGGTGACGCCACGGCATTGAGCGAGGTGTTTCCAAGCGTCGAAGCTCTGGGAACGGTCTTCACTATTGTCGGTAAGAATGCCGAAGCGTCGAATGAGATCTTTAAGGAGATGGCTGGTTCTGGCGTTAAGGATCTGGAACTGGCGTTTAACGCGGTAGCGGAACAGTCTGGATTTAAGTTCTCTCAGGCCATGTCCAGAATACAGACTCTGATGATCAGGTTTGGCGACGTCGTTCTGCCTGTCGTCGTTCCTTTAGTCGAAAGCCTGAGCGTGGCAATCGAAGAAGCCGCCACCGCCTTTAAAAACCTCGACAGCTCGACCAAGACGTGGATCGTAGGAATAGCAGGATTGCTGATCGTTCTCGGGCCGCTCCTGATGACTATCGGGATGATGACTATCGGGCTAGGAGGCATGACGTTGGCTTTCGGGTTTATGGTCGGGAAGGTTGTTGCCGGAGCGAAGCTAGTCAAAACAGCATTCGTTTTCATGGCATCTGGCCCTGCTCTCCTGATCGCTGGAATTGCTACCGCTGTTGCAGGGTTCGTCGTGTTCAAGACCACGATCACAGGCTTGGCATCTGGAATACTGGATGTTCTTAAGATGAAGTTCGTAAACGGCTTTAATGATCTGGTCGTGATCCCATTCAAGACCTTGCTCGCTGACATGATGGGCGCGATCCCAGACTATCTAAAGGAAGGCATTAAGAAAACGACAGGCATCGATCTCTTCGGGGCAATATCGATTCCCGATGGGCTGGGTCAAGATGGTGCTAACGATCTGATGTCTTCGGTTCTAGAGAAGGCTGGCGCGGATGCTAAAAAAGATATGGCTAATTTCTCTCTGGTTATGGGTCAGATGTGGACTGATGCCAAGGCGATGATCGGCTTTGGTGAGGATGGTGCTGGTAGCCAGCTGCTCGACGACGCACAGGCGGCATTCGACAAATTGCAGCAGCTCGTCTCAGGCGGCTCTGGAGCTGCTACAGGAGGCGGAGAGTCTATCCCTAAGAAACTATCGGAAGACTGGAAAGAGGCCGGTGCTGCGATCAAGGACAATTTGAGCGCAGGTCTGGAAGATGCTATCCTGAAGATGAGATCATTCGGTGATGTTGGCAGGGCGGTTCTTCAGGACGTGCTGCGCCATATGCTCCGGCTGCTAGTGATCGCTCCGATCCTAAATGCCGTGACGGGTGGAGCCGCTGGATTCTTTGGAAGCTTCTTGGGTGGCAAGGCTGGCGGCGGTCGAATCAATGGCCCGACTCTGGTTGGCGAGCGTGGTCCAGAGATCGTCAGTCCTAACGGGCCGGCCACCGTAACGAATGCGATGAACACGAAAAAAGCAATGGGAGGCAGCGGCGTGAACGTAGTCCAGAACATCACCTTCACGACCGACGTTAAAAATAGCGTAAGAGCTGAGATCGTAAACGCCGCTCCGTTCATAGCTGATATGGCGTCTGGTCAGGTGTTCGATCAGATGCAGCGACGAGGACGAAGATAATGGCAATCACCTACCCAAGAACACTGCCGACGACTCCTGCGATAAAAAGCAATCGGTTCGGCATGGCGTTCAACATCGATACCCAAGAGTCTCCTATCAGCAAGCAAGTGAACCACGACGTTAAGGCTGGGCATCGATGGGAGGGTATGTATACGTTCCCTCCAATGACTTCGGCTCAGGCCCGAGAGTGGAAGGCATGGTTCTCGACCATGTACGGGCCGGTTAAAACGTTCTACGGATTCGATCCAGACATTAGAACGCCCCTCGGATCTGCGGACACCGGAAGCGACACGCCGCTAGTGAAAGGCGCGAGCCAAACAGGAATATCGATTACTACTGACGGGTGGCGTAACAGCGGCACAGGCCTTTTGCTTCCCGGCGACCATGTTCAGATCGACGGCCAGCTAAAGGTTATTACCGAACAAGTAGACTCGGACGGATCGGGCAATGCGACTGTAAGCTTCATGCCGCCTCTTCATGTGGTTCCGGGCGATAACACCGCTATCGTTTTCGAGAACCCCGTTGGCACGTTCAGGATCGAGGGTCTTAGCGTGGATTGGGAAGCAACGAGTTAGGTAATCACGACTTTGCATTCGCTTTTGTGGAGAGTTTTTAATGACTGATCGCACGGTAGCGGCTGGGGTTTCGGCGGCAGCAAGTTCAGTCGAGTACTCGTCGTTTGGATTCGTGGCGCTCGACTTTGATGTCGATCCTGTTTATGTCTGGACAGGCACTAGGCCGTTCACGGCCACACTCCCAACTGAATCCTCGCACGACTACTTAGGGATAGGAGCCTTGGGATCTGTCGACGGAATACTAGAATCTTCTGACGGCTCAAGTAACGGCGTCAAACTCCAAATGAGCGGCGTGGCTGACGGGTTGTTAGCGAATGCTCTGGGCGAAAACTACCAAGGCCGGTCAGCAAAAGTATGGCTCGTGTTTATGGATGCTTCCGACGCGATCATCCCAGATCCCGTGCTTCTGTTCAGCGGCCAGATGGATGTAATGAATCTGGTTGATGGCGATGGGCGGGGCGGGATTGAAATTCTTTGCGAGAGTCGCGATCAGCTACTTAAACGAACCTCCGAAAGCCTCTTAACGGATGAAGAGCAACAGCGAGTCTATCCGGGCGATCTGGGATTAGAATTCGTCATGGAATTACAGAACAAAGTTCTCGCTTGGGGCGACAAGGCTTCCAGCACGAATATTCCTAAAGCCGGAAGTGGTAACGGCGGGGATGCTCGACGAACAGCGCATGACGAGCAAGAGGAATCGAAGTGATAATTCGTAAGTCAGAATGGCCGGAGATCCTACTAGCAGAAGTCAAAGCGGCAGCAGACCGACCGTTCAAATTTGGAACGCATGATTGCTGCCTGTTCACAAGCAGTCTTGTTCTCGCGTTTACAGGAACCGATCTAGCAGCAAAGCTAAGAGGTTACAAGTCTGCGGCTGGCGCGATCAAAACCTTAAAGGAGAAGGGCAGGGGTACGCTATTGCGAACAATGAACGCCGTGATGTCTGAGCATGGATGCCAAAAAGCAACCCATGTAGGTCTGTTGCAGCGAGGCGATGTCTGCATGGCTAAAGTGCCTCTTCCAGAATCGGTCGAACCATCTGGGATCGAGGAATGGGCGGTTGGAGTTTGTCTTGGCGAGACCGCCGTATTCGCATCAGATGGAATTGTTCAGATTCCGATGAGCGAGATCAAGAGAGGTTGGCATTGTGGCTAAGTTTGTAAAAGCCGTTCTGGTAGTAACGGCGGTCGTATTGCTTGTGATGGCTGGCGGTGGCGAGTACGCGCTGACGTTTATTGGCAAGCTTTTTGTTGCGGCTGGTGTCGCGATTGTCGCGGACGCCCTAGCGCCTAAGCCTGACTCTGCTGCGCTTCGACAAAGCGGTCTCAAGCAAGAGCTTAAATCGTCGGTCGCTTCAAGAATCCTAGTGTACGGTTACGCTCGATTGGCCGGAACAGTTGTCGCTGGATTTACCACTGGAACCGATAATAAATATCTTCACTTAATCAAAGTTGTCGCGTCGCACGAGATCCAAAGCTTCGAGCAGTTCTTTATTAACGATGTCGCCGTAACGATAGATGGCAGCGGCTCGGTTACTTCTGGAAAGTATAGCGGCAAGGTCAGAATCCTGACCGGTCTCGGAACAGCAGCGCAGACAGCCAACGCTACTCTGGTATCGGAGATTCCACAGTGGACGACAAATCACCGGCTTAGAGGTTGCGCTTGGATAGCTGTTAGGTTCGAGTTTGATCGCGAGATCTACACTCAGGGCCGTCCAACAGTTACTGCATTGATTAAAGGCGCAAAGATACTCGATACCAGAACCAGTGCGACAGCTTGGAGCAACAATCAGGCGCTGGTGCTTTATGACTACCTGACGCGAGGCGCTGGATCTGCTTGGGATATTGGTTGCCGAATTCCAACAGCCGAATTAAGCATCACCAATAA